GTGGTTTGTGTGTGCTAAAAAAACGCCCCCCTTTGGCAGAATTGCATTTTGTGCATAGACATTGCAAATTCCATTCATCATCAGTACCACCAGCACTTCTCGGGATAATGTGATCGACTGAATTGCCTTCCATGCCACACATCTGGCAAGTGTAACCATCACGTTCACGGATACGCTTTGCGATTCGTTTCCATTTGCTCGTGCTTCCATTGTCCTTCAATGCACTGCTCATCAGTAATAGTTCCTTTCCTGATGAAATGTCCAAGCCTTGCATGGTGTTTGATAACGGTTTGTTATGTATCGCAATGAAGCGTCTATCTGTCTAAATGGGTCAAGGTCACGATAGTGCTTAGATCTCATTTGCCCCAAACCGAAATGCGAACCATTCTTCGCACGATACGACCAACGCGATTCCTTTGTAATGATCTTGTTGAAGCATTGAAATTCTTTATAGTCCAGAATCCTTGAATGTGCATAAAGTTTCAAATGATCGATTGAATAGTTTGCTGATTCAGCTGCTGGAATGCTGGTTATTGAAAGCATTGCCGTAAAGGCAAATAACTTGCCCATTAGATCGATTCGCCCTCGCGCGCTCACCGCCTCAGCGGCGCGCTTCAAGCGATTAGATCGTACCGCGCTTGTCAAGCAAATGAATAACTTACGCATGGTCTTGGGCGTGTCCCACAACCTTTTGCACCCTGTGTATAACTTCTGTGGATAACTTTTCATAGTGTCACCTGATCAAATACGTGTTTGCCCAACGCTGGTAAGACGCAATTACGAAGCACCTGGCGTTTGTTTGGCAGTTTGTAGCCGTCCAGATTGTATCCGTGCAATTCTTGCAATTGTGGAATCTGTGCAGCTCTCAGGTTGTCCTTCTCGATTTTTGCGTCTGGAATCTTGAAATTAGCCCAGAAATGGTGACGTTGAACGTCAGCCGTTGGCGGTATCAATGGCGGATAATAGGGTTTGACGTTTTCAACCACGAACTTACCTGCAAAATTGTATTGAAGGAAAATGATTTCTTGCCACAATTTCATGTCTGCATAGATTGGCTGAACTCCACGATAGCGAACCCCTATGTTTTGTCTGAAGCTGCTGTGTGACTGACATGGCGGTGAAGTCCAGATAAAGTCGAAAGTATTAAAGTGATTCAAAAGGAATTCGTGAGCGTCACCTACAATGACAGTGTCATTCGGGAAATGGTCTTTGTAGACCTGGGCAATGTCTGCGTCCCATTCAACGGCAGTGATTTCGTGTTCGTCGCCCCACAATTTGCGATTTCCACCTATACCCGCATAAAGGTTCAAAATCTTCATTGGTGACCCCAGCCTTTGCCTTTGAAGGAAATGCCTGGTGCTGAATAGATACGGTTCATTGATTGTCCGCAGCATTGTGCCTGTCGTTCTTCATGGATTGACTTATCCACTTCAACACGGATTTTGCACACCGTGCATTCAAACTCATAGATTGGCATTTGAAGTCCCTATCTGTGCAACCCCCATGACTTCGCACTTCGTGCATTGAATTACTTCTACACCTTCGGGCAGATTGTCTGTGATCTTGTGAACCAGCTGCAACGTGATCTTCTTGCATTTCCTGCATTCAAATTGCACTTTGTCCATAATTGCTTCTCCGTAAATTCTCGATCGGCTGAAGGTTAATTTGTGTGACCCACCAATTTGGTTGCTTCGAATGGCGGTACTTTGTACGTTTTGCCATAGCAATGGGAATCCAACCTGCAATGAAATAGTTTGGTGATTCACCAGTAACCAGGATTGCAACGTCATTAGGTCGATCGTATTCATGAACGACTAAATGCCCGGCAACGTACTTAGTCCAACGCACTTCGAAGTGACTGCCAACGTCAGCCTTGATCTTGTATTTGTTTTCATACGGGTTAAACGGCAAATCAAGGTATTTGGCAACAACCCATTCGCTGCCAATACTTTGTGCGTCTTGTGCAATTAGATCGTGAAAAGATTTGTCCATTGAATAACCGCCTTCACGGGTTTGCCAATAGTCGTTGTTGTCTTTTGCCAATTCCAATGCAGCCTTGTGGCAGACGAATTCCTCAGCACGGGTCAAGGTCATTTTCATCTGCAACCACCGCACAACCAGGCAAGTTTTTCGCCTGCCTGTCCGACCTTGTATCCGAATGCGTCCAGTTTCATGATCTTGGCGCACCCGTCGCACTGTTCGACTTTGTATTCGGCAATAACTTCACCGTCTTGCAGCAGTTTGGCGGACATGGTTTGAGGATAAATGATCTCCACTAAGTCGCTCATACTTGTGGTTCCCATTTTCCTGTTGATCGCAAAACGTACCAACGCGGTGTGCATTGTGTTGCCTTTGTGCGTTCAGTGCAGAAATACCCGCCCCAATTCTTTGGCGAACCTTCCGCTGATTGCTTCCAAATCATGTGGCCATGACTGCATTGTGGTGCTTCCTGGACTAACTCACCGCCTAATTGCTTGGCAATTTCGTCCATTGATGAACCCAATGAAGGAATGCCTGATTGCTCGGCTTCAGCTGCGGTCTTGAAACTAGGTACGTCACCGAACTTCTTTGACCACGGGTCGTAATCGTCAGCCGTCGATTTGGCAACGGTCGTGCTAATCGTTTCGACCTTCTCCATGTCTTGACGGGTTGGGCGTTTGTCCGTACCCAGCAAAAGACCAATGCAACGTCCAATGCTGGACGTGACTGTATCTTCGACGAAAAACTTTTTCATCTGGACGTTGTAGGTTGCCACGTTGCCAAATGCGTAATCAATCGCTGACGGCTTCTCATCTTCGTACTCTTTGAAGATCAAGGTCTGGACAAGAATAAAACCCTTTTCAGCGTTAAATTCCACAATGTTGTTTTCAATGCGCCCTGAAGGGTGTGTCTCCCAAAAACGCTTTATTCGTGCTGCTACGTCCTCGTAATTGTCCAGGAAGCCAGCCATTAGTTGACCGCCTTATTTGTAGCGTGACGGCTAATTGCCTTACGTCGTGCCATGCCTTCGCGCTTGCCTTCTTTGAAGCCTTTTGCGTATCCCGCAGCGGCTGAAATCACCATAAGAATGATGACGAGCGATAAACGACCCAACGTTTGCGGGTCTAGTAGATCCAGTACCATTTTGAATTCTCCCGATTCTTGGCGGTAGGGCTACCACCTGAACTCAGGGTGACGCATGATTGGCGCGCGGTCAAGAACCTTGCGTGTTTGTCGGCGTGTCTTGCGGCTTTGGCTTCGATTTCAGTCCGTTGCCAGCAAGTACGCCGCCCAATGAACCAGTCAAGAAAATAGCCAGGGTTTTCAATAGATCAATAAAGGCTGCGTCATTGGGTGCTTGTGCGCTCACTGGTTGCGTCACGAAAATGAGTGCGTAGGTTATGCCGACGGTTACGACCAAGAACACCGCTGCAAGGGTTGAACCAATAATTAAGATTAGCTGCGCGTGGACTTCTTCGGGGGACTTACGGCGTGCGGGTCTGTTGCGATTCAATTCCAAGTAAGTCATCAGTGCATGTTCCAGTGGGGACGCATTGCGGTTTTTGGCAATGCGCTTTCCCCCAGTTGTCGAATTCTTGGCATTCATAACGTGTCCACCCCTGATACCCGCAAGCGGACATGGTTAGCGCAAGTGCCCAAGCCAACCATGCCGCTGCGAATCGACGGTTCACTTCCCCGTAGAACCGAAGGCTTTGTCGTTTGGGTTTAACCAGCGCAAAATCACTGGTGCAACCGCTGCAACCCCTGCCATTGCAAGGGTCTTTGGGTCAGTAACGCCTGCCATGTATAGGGCAAGTGCTGCTGCCATGAATGAACGCGCCCATGACGCGATCAGGGCTTTGGCTTCGACCATTTTTTTGTCTCCTTCTTTGGCTTCGCTGCCGTTGTAGGTATTTCGATTTTTGGAAATTCTCCCTTATACGGCACAAACTTTGGAATGCCGAAACCAACAATTTCCTTGCCTTCACCGTATGAACGAACCTTCACCATAACCATGCCGCCATTGCGCTGGTCGCCTGTCCCGCTGGTGTTTCCTTCGATCGTCAAACATGTCTTTGAATCGATAAGTCCAACCACAATTCCAATGTGTGAAATGCGATCAACGCCGTCATGTGGGAAATCCATAAATGCCAGGTATCCCAATTGCGGCATGCCTGACCAACGCTGAATCTCTTTGAACTTATGTGCGCCAATTGCAGTGCTTACGACTGAATGAATCTTGACGCCAGAAGTGTGGCAAACCCAGTTGACGAAACTGCCGCACCATGGCAAACCGTCTGCCTTTGTAAATTTGCCGTACTTTGTCAGGTTGTCGCCTTCTTCGATCGTGCCGACTTCAGCTGCTGCGACTTCGATCAACCTGGCATTTGTGCCGTCAGGATAAGTCACGACAACAACAATTTCGCTTCGTCGTCTGTTATTCCTAATTTTGCCAGCAATGCAGCCTTTGCAGTTGCTTCTGCTTGGGCTTGACTTAATGCTGCGGCATTTTCCGCTTCACGCTCTATCCGTGCAGCAGTTTCTTGTGCAGTTTCATTTCTTTCAACATCAGTTGTTTCGCCAGTTGTTGCATCAAATGTTCTTTCAATGATTTTCATAACTATGCTCCATAAACATATAGGGTACCACCAGTAAAATTACTGCCAGCACTAACGTTGACGCTTGTAATTGCAGCCGTTGCAGAATAGATACCTTGACCAATTCTTTGAACGTGACCACTGCCTGTTTTTGGTGACCCACCACCATTGAACCAAAAATTCTTAATCCCTGTGCTTTTGCAACCACTAACTGTCATTCCAGCACAAATTTCAGATGTATTGTTATTTGATGTTTTTCCAATAGTGATGTAGTTGGCATTTTGATTTACTTCCGAATTGTATGAATCCACACTATAACTACTTGACGCAGTTATAGTGTTGTAATAAGACGTGTATTTTGCGCCAGTATCGCCATTAAATCTCACCTGCATTTCAGATGAAGCGTTTGTAATTGGTGCATAATAAACAAGAATCAACAAATCTTCTTTGTCGGAAATACCGCTGACGGTGACAGATGATGAACCTGACAATGATGTTCCACCAGTATTGATCAAAGTCCATGTTTTGCCGCTTGGTGCAGCTGGGGTTGCCCATGTAGGCAAACCGCCTGAAACGGTCAAAACCTGACCAGTTGTTCCGACTGCTCTGCGTGCGATTGCGCCTGACCCTGTTCCGTAAAGCAAATCACCGTTTGTTGTCAGAGTGCTAATTGTTGGCGTTGTCAATGCTGGTGATGTTAATGTCTTGTTAGTCAATGTTTGTGCGGTTGTTAAATCAGCAGTGACGGCAGTATCAATTGACAATGTGACCGCGCCTGATGTGCCACCGCCTGAAATACCAGTGCCAGCAGTGACGGCAGTTATGTCGCCAGGGTTTGGTGATGTCCAAACAAAATCCATGTCGGTGTTCGAATTCTTTGCAAGAACCTGACCTGTTGTTCCGCCAAGCAAGTCAGCCATTGAAGTGGCGACGGCTTGACCAAATGTTTCGAAGTCGGCTGGCAAGTCCGTAACAAGGTCACTCGCCGTCGGCATTTGCCACGAAAAGGGGGTCGTTGGATTTGTAATTTGTCTCTCCTTCGTTAAGTGATAATTGTTGCACGCGCCCAGTCAAGCGTTGGCGACACGCCCGACCAAGTAAATGTGTTGGAAATTTCGTCCCACTGCAATGCCTGCAATGAATAGGCAACGGGCGAAAGATTAAGCGAAACCGAAAGGGTGTTGTAACCCGCACGAAACGTCCAGCCTTCGACAAAGCCCTGAAAGATTGAACCCATGTTTGACGGTAGGTCATTGATCGACAATGGCAAGCCCATGAAAACGCCGATCAGATTGTCACGGTCAGAATTGTCCACTTCAGGATTTGTCAGGTCATAGGTGATTTCTTTGAAAATTGGTTGCGGGTCTTTTCTGAGTGCCAGGTAAAAGTCTGCCTGATCTTCCGCGTCAGCTGCATTGTGAAGTGTTGTGGTGATGATTTGGGAAAGTGTGCCGTAATTCAAAATTGACGTTGCGTCACTTGCAGATTTTTCCGCGCTGCTGGTTGCGCCGTATTTGATCGTCAAATTGTTGCGAACGTCGCCTGCTCGGGTTTCGATACGCAAGCCTGCCGCGCGTGCCTGGTTAGCGGTTATCTCAACGTAACCGTTTGCTTGAAGGTATTGGCTGCGGTGTGTTGCGTCAGCGTATGAAATGCGCCCTTGCGCGTCCTCGTAAATGTACCCCAGCCCTGAAGTTGCCAATGCTGAAACCAATGAATACACGTCTGTTCGATCGCTTGAACGCGCTGCCAATTCGTAATCGCCTGGGCGATCGATTTCACCAAGACCAGTGTTGCCAGCCGTTGCCCAGGTTGTCGTCGGGTTGAAAGTTGCCCAAGTAATTGCCCCAGGCGTATCTGCCCAAGTGTTAAGTAACAAGGCTGAAAGAATGGTGTAAATCTGTGTTCCGTCAAACGCCTTTGAAAGTACGCCATTTGTCAAGGCTTTTGGCAAACGCGCCAACGCGCCCAATGCCGTGATGTTGTAGGTCTGTGTAAACATGGTTGAACCCACGTCACGCACTTCCAAACCAATGTCCACGACGTTACCGCCGAAGATTGGCACAAATGTGTTCGATGTGTTTTTAACCTGAATTGAAATCGTTGAATTGATACTGACGGGAATTTCAACCTGATTTAAGTCGATCAATTGAATGTTGGTATAGCCTGCCTGCGCCTGCTCATAAATGTTAGATCGCCCGCTGCTGATGATTAGGTTTGCCAAAATCGCGTCGGTGTATTCAATGCCGTCGATTTCTACTTTCCAAACGGGATTCCATAGCGTCATGCTATTTGAAGGCTTCCTGCACCACCCGTGCCGCGATAGTAAGAATCATTTAAGGTTTCAACGATTGTGCGTGCAGTGCCTTCACGGTCAAATGCACCAGTCACGGTCAAGTTAATGGTTGTGCCACTGTCACGCGCTTCAGCCATACGGAATGACCCAGGGTTGAAATTTGAACCCACGGTGATACCCGTCGAAGCGGCAGCAGCCGAAGCAGCCACCTGCGCCGCAGCTGAAACACCGCCACCGCCTGACGTGGTCGTTCCAGCGCCGCCTGACGGTGCGGAAATCGTTGGAATTGTTGGCGCTGAAGTTGAAACGGTTGGTGTCTTAATTGTTGGAACGCTCACCGTCGGTGTTGAAATCTTTGAAACGTTAGGCAAAAATGGAATTGCGTTGTAAGCCGAAATCAGTGCATTGATTCCAGCAACCGCCCCGGAAATCAAACCGTTCAAGATTCGAACAACGCCTGCAATAACGTCAATGACACCGCCTGCAATTTTGCCCGCGACCTGTAAAGCCCCGCCCAGTACCGTACCGATAACTGGTGCAAGATAGGTTGCAATGTAACCGCCAAATTCTTTGAATGTGTCAAGGTTGTCGCCAATTGCGTCTTTGACGTAACCAAATGCTTTAAGCATGCCGTTAATGATTGGCGTGAAAACGCTGGTGATGATGTTGCCAAGTGTCGTGATCGTTCCGCCAAGTCCGTCGCCTTTAAGACTGAACGCATTTGAAAACGCGTTGATGACTGGCAATGCGTTTTGGTTGATGAAGTTGATAACCTTTTCAAGAATAGGCAACAACGCAAATCCGATTGTTTCTTTTGCTTCGTCGAAGGCGACCTGCATGCGTGCAATTCGTCCCGCGTATGTGTCAGCGTTACGGGCAGCAGCACCGCCAAATAAATCTGAAAGACGACCTTGCACCTCGGTGAAATCCATTGTTTTCAATTCAGCAGCTGAAAGCCCAATACCCAGTTTGCCCAGGGCTGCGGTGTTGCCGTCATACGCTTTGCCCAATGCGTTGGCGACTGTTTCAAGCGGTTTGCCTGTTGCAGTGGCAACGTCAAGTGCGGTGGCAAGTAAATCTTGCGCCTGGGTGATGTCGCCCGTCGATCTAACTAAGCGACCCAATGCTGGGCGAAGTTGATCGTCAGCCACACCCGTAGCAAGTGACATTTGAAGGATTGATTGTTCCGTGGCAGCAATTTGCGCCTGTGTCGCGCCCGTAGCGTTCTCCAACGCCAAGGCCAATTGTGTCTGTGCCTTTTCGTCCTCGATCGCGGCTTTGACACCTTCAACGCCGATTTTGATTGCGTAAGCACCTGCGGCTGCGGCTGCGGCAACGAAAGCTGCGCCGATCATTTTGCCAGTCTTGCCGATCTTGTCGCCGAATGTATCAACGTCTTGCGTTGCAGATTTCAGCGATTTGTTAAGGTTATCAACGTCGCCAAGAATCGAAAGTTTGAGGGTACGACTGCCAGCCATTAGTTGTACTCCTTAACTATCTTGGAAAACGATTCTTCCCATTTTTTAACAATGTCAGGTTGAACGCTTCGAAGTGTCGGATAGATAAACCAACCGCGTGACCCGCGACCTTCACGACCCGACCAAACTGGAAATTGCTTGAAACGATTTGAACCAAATTCGTAACCGCCCCAAACCTGTTGGGTCGTACCGCCACCGCTTAACTTCTGTCCAGCAAAACCAAATGAAATTTCACCAATTTTCGACGATTTGGAAACTTTTGAACCGTCAGCGATTCGGTTATCCACCAAGTTGCGGGTACGGCTTGACGCGGTTGCCTTAATTTTGCCTTGAACGTAAGTTGCTAATTCGCTGGTTGCTTCTTTGGCTTGCGCCAACGCTTGATCGTCCATTGCTTTGAATGAACGGACAATGGCGCGCAATTCGGCTTTGTCGTAGGAAATTGCTTCCTTAGCCATTTGCCCGCCTTTCCAAAATTTCGATTACTGTCAGAATGTCCTCGGCTGATTCAAATTCGCTGGGCGATAGCCCCGTTGCCAGGGCTATCTCCCACACGATTCGACTTAGGCTTCCGACTGGGTGGCTTTTGGGTTTGCTTCACCGACGATCACTTCGGAAATGGTTTCCGTCCATGCTTCGATTGGCTTGACTGGCTTACCAGCTGCTTCTCGCTTCATGGCGTGATAGGCAAGAAAGACAAGGTCGGAAATTCCGATCTTTTCTTGCGCCTGGGCAATGGTGTGACCCGTTTGCTTTTCCCACTTCACCCATTCAGGCGGTGCCGCCGTGTAAGTGATTTGGTCGCCGTTGTTGTATTCAATTGTTATTGGTAACTTCATTTTGTCTCCCGATTAGTAGTTTTTAACTGAATGTTTCAGTAGGTGTTCCTACCACAATGAATGATAGGTCAACTGTTTGCGCGTCAGGTGCTGACCCGCCGACTGCTGGAAATACTGGCATGACGTTAAATGCAAACACTGCACCAGTCACGGCAGTCAATGAAACTGCAAGTGTTGTGTTTGGTGCTGATTCGCATGCAGTCCATAGTGCTTCGCACAATGAACCAGTCGCGCCCCAGTCTGCAAGCATTGAAACGTCGAATGTCCACTGGTCGTCAATGTGCTTGTAAGCCTTGCCGTCAAGTGTCTGGTAAGTCTCGACGGTTGGTGAATTCGCAAGTGTTGCGCTGGTCGCCTGCGCGTCGTAGTTAACGGTTGCAATGGTCACGACTAAATCGCGACCAGTTATGATTGTCGTTGGCATTTTGTCCCCTATGTTGTTTGTGTGTAGTACGTCGAAACGTTTATGTCTGCCACCAGCATTGGACTTTGACC